GCTTGTGGCGCGTCACACCAGCAATATTAGCGATCGCCCCGTCCACGCCTTCAAATGGTGTGATGGATGGCAACGCAACACTTTGCGACTGTCGGATACGTAACTCCGCATCAGTTTCTGCCGGAGTGCCCACAGTAGCCGCAGCAGGATTGGTTACCGAAACCCAGCCACGGGTTGGCGTATTAGTTTCAGTGATAGTTCCAGCCAGCGCCGCCACTGCACCACTGACGGAACATGTTGCGGTCACCATCACTGTACCATCCACGCCGACCACCACTGAAGCAGGCAAACGCCATATCACATTATTACTGTCTTTCACGCTGCCATTAATGATGGTTGTTCCGGCAGTTCCTGTAAGAAGCAAATCAACCGTAGAGTTCGTCGCGCCTTTACGTGAAATACCATTTATTTTCACGTTACTGGTCAGTGCAGCCCCATAGCCGGTTGCCGGTGAAAAACAGTTGTAGACAGTTATCGCCATATTATTGGCATCATGAATCGCCAGCGCCATCAGAGCCACCATCTGGCCGTCTTTGCTGTCCGGTTCGAGGTAGGCATCACTGCCATAAATCTGCTGAAAATAGCTAATCAGGGTGCTGAGTATCGTCTGATAATCAGGCGCACTGATCCCCTCCGCGGTTACCTTTGCAGATAAACCGAGAGAATCAAGGTTCAGAGCCATTACGCCTCCGATGTAACAGTCGTTATTCCATAAAGAGTGTCGATTTCAGCGGAAAACATGACACGTCGGGTCGTGGTATCCACCGTCGTATTGAAAGAGAGGATTGATTTAACGCCCTGCGTTTCGAGGATGCGCTTACGGATCGCCAGGTTGTAGGTTTCCGGCTTCTGCTTACCGAGTACGGACTGGATCCACGGAGTCCCCTCGGTGGTGTCGAGAAACCATTGCCCATACCACAATTCGAATCGCGTTTTTACCGCCTGCGCCACGGCCTCCGGTGAGTTAATCAGCCAGGTGTCATCACCGCTGCCAAAGGTGTAATCGCCATCGGCGTCTTCACGTCTGTATCGCATCAGTTTACTCCGTCGGTATTGCTTCCACCGCGCTGAACACCACCATGAGTGTGCGTATCATCGATTGGCTTGCCGTTAGCCTTCACGCTACCCAAAAACTCAACAGCACCAGTAATTTTTGAAGCCACACCAGAAACAACAGACCCCACCATGCCTCCCATCCAGGTTAACAGGCCATGAATGGTTACTTTCTCAGAAAAATCAGCCAGAGGGGCAACCACATCAAGGCCCCCCGGAGCGACAATTTTAATTTTCCTGGTATCAGGATTAAGCTCAAAATAGGTGCTGCCGTCATCACTACGCAACTGTGTGGCACTGGTATTAATACCGCTAATCTTCCTTGCCTGCGACTGGGGACCGACAATACAAAACGCATCCGATAAATCATGCATTCTGTCATCGACCGGCTCCTGTATCCCGCCACTCTGCCACCAGAAATCAATACAACGATCGGCAAAAATCACCAAACATTCATCACCGGCTTTAACTGGAAACGTTAGCGTACAGCCTCCGCCACGCGGGAATACCACTGGCACATCCACCAGCAATGGGTAATTTTTGGTAATGCGGTTGCCGTCGTTATCAATTTCAACGTAACGGATAGCAGGCTGTACAACCGCCGTCACCGCATCAGGAGCCAATGACTGAACAATGCCAGGCAAGGCGACACGGATCTGGTTCTTTGTTGTTTCCCGTTCAGATTTAAATGTTTCGGCAAGGTCGCCGCTGCGGGTCTGGTCAGATACTGCCATTTAGTAGGCTCCAGAAAGCAAAAAACCCGCCAAGTGGCGGGTTTGAATTTTGAGAAATTTCAGCTTATGCAGTTAACGAGTCATCACCAATCTTCAGTAATTGATTAACGATTGCATCGACCTCTTCCGCATCCAGAATTACACTTCTCGCGGTAATCCGGTTGATTTTCCGCTCAAGCTTGTAATCAGAATTAACACGTTGGGCATGCGTCATTTTCAGTTTAACGCCGATTTTCTTTACTGCGTTAACATCAACATCGTTAAGTGCAGCTGCCTCACCACTACAAAAGGCCGTATAGACTCGCATGTGAACTCCACCTTTTAGTTTTTCACCATCTTGTGTAGCGGTCGGTACCAGATTGTTGGTGATCCGTAAGGCGGAATGGTACATACCATAGTATGCTCGGCTAATAGCATTTCTCGTCCACATCTCACCGTTTAGAGCCAGGGAATGCTTAGCCAATTCAAGAAAACAGGTATGCTCAACCGACATTAGAGTTCCCCGGCTTCAAAGCATCCGACGCATTCTGAATCCGCAAGCCCCGCAATAATAATCTCATCAGCCAAGGCATTATTCATCTGCGAAAGAAGCACTGGATCGTCTGTTTTGACTTCAACGAACAGCGTATCAAGTTCTGACATTACATAAAAAGCATGAGCGCCAGCAAGACGAGCGCGGTACTTTTCTGCAACGTTCATCATGAGCCGCCCAATAGTTTTTAGCTCCTGAGCATGATCTTTTTGGGTATGCAGATAATTGAGCGTGTCATACCATTTGCCCATATCTTCAGGGCGCGGTACTTCCATTGCAGTTAGCATCGGCATCACCTTTTCAAGCAAATCGATATCAACCCAGTATGCAGAAATTGTAGCAACCTCAGCCAATATCGTTGGATTAAGTGAATCAGATGCTTTCTGAATCATCACATACTGGCGAGCATGCAAACCTAAGTTACGCAGCGCAATCGTATAGTTACAAAAAGAAACTGGATCGTTAGGCGCTATTCTCAACCCCCGCTCACAGAGTGAACATCCTTCATCTATTTCACCAAGAACAAGCTTAGCTAAGCCTTCAATTGATAACCCCTGATAACGTTCAGGTAGTTTCTTCGCTTCACGAATGATTCGATGGATTTCAAACTCACTCAGAAGGTTTTCACCCTTAGTTAATGAAGGAGTCAGAAGATCTAACAGTTCTCCTGATTTTGGCTGCGCTAAACTCATGTTTTAGTTATTCCTGGCTTTAATGAAGTAGCATATCGATGACAATCCACCATCAAAAAGTCAGTGCAGTGTAATCGCTCGTCTCAAAAAACAACAGTTTTTAGAGCACATTTTGTTGTTTTTCAGGCGTTACGAATTTCAGGTTACCTTCACCCAGCCACTTTTTTACAAGGGAAAGATCCGATGATTTTCGGCGCATCCATGCTGTTCTGCAGAAGCTGGACATTCAGGAATCGCGTTTCGGTACCAGGGCGACGAATGTATTCAAAGCCGTAGTTGTTACCGTCTTTGGCAGGCATAAGCCCCATATCCGCCTTCATTCCATTACCGTTGCCGAGCGTTTTGATTTTCTGGGAGGTAACTGTCTCACCATTAATCCTGAACAATGAATCAGGAATCAACTCTAATTTGTAGCCACCACACTGAAGCGTGACACCGCCAGGATTCGCAGCAAATGCGAACCCCGGAAGGAAACAGAGTCCAATAACAATCCACTTTTTCACTATCCTACCTCACGCTGTAAAGACGACGCCGAACGAAGATCCGCCGCACCGCGCGCTTCGCACATCATATCCATGTACCACGCCTGGCCCCTTGTGTCGCCAGTGTACATAATCCCGCGCACAATATAAACGCCATCCGTTGCGATGCTGGCAGGCTGCGATATGGTGCCGCTTAGCGTAATATTTCCGTCCGTGTTCTGGTCGGTGATCTGCCCACCAGCCATAGCGATATCGTTGTTCGACAACGCGGTGCGATATACGGAAGCCTGATCCAGTTGAATGAGCCCATTAACCCGGATGTTCGGATTAATAAGCGCGCGGACGTTTACGCCGTTGCCGATGGTCTGCTGCGGCATGCCAATAAGCCCGGTAGCGCTGTTGAGCACAATCGCTTCGTGAACATATTCATTATTCACCACCATCTGGCGCTGACCATCCACGAATTGCCATGTTGCGCCACATTGCCCGGCTACGTTATCCATAAGATGCCGCGTCATGCCAAAGAGTACCCGCCCCCGGGGGAATACAGTAGCAGGCATTTCAGGCGTCAGGCCTTCGGTCGCACCTTTGGCTTCGAAGTCTTTCATCAGCGCACGGTTCACATCAGCGACCGTGTAACCGGCAGCCAGCGTCTGTGAGGTTATACTGGTGGCAAAAGCCAGATCTGTATCGGCTGCCTGAATCAGGACGTAGGAATCAACCGGGCTGTCTTTTCCTGTGACCGAGTAGCGAATTTCACCGCTGAAAATCAGTCCGTAGTTGCGGCCATCACTCTGGCCCACGTCCGCCGCATCAACCTCCCGCACGGTCCCGACATCGCTTGCCGACACCTCCGGCGCGATACCGTCGTAACCCGCAATCAGACGCACTTTCGAAAACTCCTGCCCGGTGATTCGGTTCACAGTATCTGCCGAGAGGTTATAAATTTTGATAGTCCCTACCCGGGACGCGCTGCTGATGTTGAACCAGTCGATCGTAAAGGTGACTTTAAAATCACTTAGCTCAATTCCCTGACCGTTCCCGTCCACAAGCTGCAGCTCGAAATGTCTCATCCAGTTCTGTGACATGCTTACTCCGTTGATACCAGTAAATGGCTGCGACCGCCCAGGTCAGTTTTTGTGGGGTAATCCTGTGTGTTGTCATCACAGACCACCACCAGCTTAAAACCAAGCCCCATACAGGCGTACTGCGCCAGCAGGTCAGCACCAGTGACGAGAGGAATACCGGAGATTACCGGCTCCCCTCTGTCGTTCTGCAGGTCCATAATCCAGTACAGATCGCGCCATATGATGCTAATCCGCCAGGTGACACCACCCAGGACGATGCTGAACTGCTGGTTGTCCGCTGTCAGCGGAATTTCCTGAATTGTCATTAGCCGCCCCCCAGTAATGACGCCACGTTACCCGTGATGCTTTTCAGCAGTGAAGTATCTGGAGGTTTTGTGGTTTTGTTGCCGCTGTTCTGTACCGCCGACGTGCTGGCCCCTTCCTTCATGTTGGTTTTATCCGCGACGGTAATCTGCTGTGTCCGGGAGATAATGACCTCCCTCAGGGTGAGGACGGCGGACAGGACGTTTTCGCTTGTCTTGTCCGTCGTCACTTCCAGCGCCCGGATCAACATGTTGCTGTACAGCCGTTTACCGGTTACCACATCGAAGGGGATACGGCTTTCCTGCAGATCCAGTAGCTCCTGATACGTCTGCTGAGGACTCAGGCCGAGCAGGCTGGTAGCCGTCAGGTTACTGGCAAAATCCAGCAATGCGCCGCCACCGGCGAAACCAACCTCCATCACCACTTCTGACGGTTTTTTATAGGCATGATCAGCGACAGCGGCCCCGACCTCTACCGGATGCTCGGTTATTTCAAGCATATCTGTATGCTTCTCTGAAATAACAACACTGGGAACAATCATTCCTATTTTTCTGCTCTGCTGATGAAAAAGTGTAGAGAGAATATCCACTAACCCACCCTCACCTGATTACTTCGCATGACCTGAGCATTTGCAGACTGTTGCCGACGTGCAACCTCATTACCGACAGCGTGCGGATCTCCGCCACCGTAAATGTGGTAGGTATTTTGCTGGTTAACCTCTGTCACTTTGCCACTAATTCCCGCCACGGCAGCCTTATTAATCAGCTCCCGAGAATAGATATTTCTTCCATTCTCATGCTGGATAATGCTGCTCATCAATGCTGACATGGTTTGCGGATCGCTCATATTCAGGGCAGCCCGGGGATCCACTCCCAGTCGTTGCGATACAGCCCTGATATACGCAGTTGTGTTGTTATTATCAGACGCAGGTGCCCAGGTAGAGATAATTTTCTCCACACTGTTTATTCCCCGTCCGGCGTACAGCATTAACTGACGAGCAAGAGCCCGTAATCCATCAAAGGCAGTTTCAAATCTGGCAAATCGCCCGCCCGGGCGTTCAAGAGAAGCCCCTGCCTGACCAGCAAAATTAAGGTTTCCCGGATTGTTATTCCGTTCTCCTCGTTTCGTAGCCTGTGCATGTTGTTCCGGCTCATCATCACCAAACCAGCCGCGTACCGTCCGGCCCACACTGCGGGGATCGAATCCCCAGTGCTCTTTAATCCAGTCGGCAGTACTGTTAGCGCTGTCTGTAACCATCGGCATCGCTGACGGATTTTCGCTGCCCTGATTAAGTATCTGTTTGCCGATGCTGACGGCATCAGCCCAGCGGCCATCTTTGATAGCGTTGAGCAGGTCAGCGATCATGTTCAGCATTTTGCTGAATTCGCCCATCTGGTCGATGAAGTTGCTGAAATCCCACTTCAGGGACCATGATTTGGGGTCAATATTGAGCAGTTTCGCCAGCGCTTTCACCAGGTCGTTAACGGTCGTTTTAAGGTCACGAACCATCTTCAGCGCGGCATCGACCTCCGGTTTCCACTTGCCCCAGTCAATCAGGCTGTCGCCGCCTTCCTTCCAGGTCTGATAGTCCTCCCACAGGAGGGCAATACCCGCCGCCAGCGCGGTAATGAGGCCAATCGGCGACATCCAGAACGTACTGTTCAGAATGCGCAGCGCAATCGTCAGTGCGCCAAACAGCGAGATCAACTCCCGCGTTTGCTTATCCAGCGATTGCCACCAGGTGATAAGGCCTGATGTCCCCTCAATCAGTCTGAAGAACAGCCGCCCAATAATATCCCCGAGCGCCAGAATGCCTTTTATGGCTTTCGTCAGGGTCTGCTCGATACGAGGGAAGTTGTCCAGGATATGGCGGCGCAGGGTGTCCAGCGAACCCGCAAGCCCCCCCGCAAGATTAGAGCCGATTTTGTCACGGGCCATGCCTGCCATCGCGCCAAACTCACGCAGGGAGGTCATAAATTTGTTGGAGCTTCTGGCCGCCTCGTCAGCATTGAAGCCGATAGCTTTCGCCATTGCGCTGTACTGCCCGGAGAAGCCACCCACACCCCGGCGCATCGCCATAAGGGTATTTTCGTCAATGCCCAGCATCTGCGCATACTGGTTAGCCCGGTAATACGGCATGCTGCTGAGTTTCTGTCCAACGCCCGTAAAAATAGCGGCCATGTCACGCATGTTACCGCTGGCATCACGGGTCTGTACGCCCAGGCGATTCAGAAAGCCTTCTGCACCGGGATTGTTACGAATAAACCGGGAGAGGCTTTCCAGAGAAGATCGCGCAGCGTCCACGCTGCCGCCAACCTGCGAAACCGCATAGCCAATAGACTGAATTCCCTGGACTGTCGCGCCGGTGCGCTGTGACGCCCAGTAAAGATTATCCAGGCCGGAGGCGATCTTAGCCGTGAAGGCCACCACGGACAGCGCAGCTCCTTCAACAGCCAGCCCCATTTTGATGACATTTGCAGTTGTACCGGCGAGGACAGAACCGAACTTTTTCGCTCCTGCATCATCCACACTGAAGCCAAGCGAGACGAGGAAATCTTTAATAGTTTCAGCGTTCATTATCCTCTCTCCATTTCTCAATGCGTCGCTGGTTATCCGCTTTTACCGCCAGATGGTCATTCAAGAGAGCAATGTCATACAAATCGACAGAGCCATCTTTAAGTGCTGTATAAGGAATTAACCCGGCGTCAACCGGATTGAGAAGGTAGGACAGCCCGTCCGGCAGGCTGTTAAACGTCAGCCCTGTTGCAGGCTCTGCGTCGTGCTGGTAAGGGGTGTAGGCAAAAAATTTCCCAGCGAATCGGCGACCACCCGCGCCACCAGTTGCAGCATGACCAGCAGGTCAATATCATCAAACATCAGTTCACCCTGGGTAAATACCGGCACCCATCCGTCCATATGACGCCGCGATACCACCGCAAGACAGGGATGAATAATCGCATCGGTGTCATCTTCGGTCAGGGAAGACAGTTCCTCAGCGATACGCGGGAGCATGGTTTCAAACACTGGTTTTAACTGTTCGAATTTCACGGTGTCGATTTTGCCGTCAGCAGGCAAACGGGAGCGAATACTCCCGAAATCTGACATCATTCCTGCCAGCACCGGCAGAAGTTTGCGGGTCACTTTCAGCTGGTCAAAAACGCTGAGTTTTGCCGTGCGATATTTCACGCCTTTAATTTCGAATTCCATGTATTAAAACTCCCCGAGAACCTGGTCAATCTTGCCGCAGTCAAACACCCACGGCATCGTATTACCGGTTTTAGCGTTGGCGTTATCCGGTTGTTTCTGGAACGCAACACTGCGTGCCGTGATGATGTCGCCGCTGACCTTGTTGCGGATCACGATAACGTTATTCCCCCATGTGGCAGAAGACTGGCTCTGTGCGTTATACGCCAGCGACAATTTTTTATTTGTCGGTGATGTCTTCAGAAGGTTAACGGTAATCGTCCCGCTTTTATCTGCATGGAGGCTGTGCATCACTTCGCCATCAGCACCGATGGTCATGGTGTTTTTAGGACCGCCCATCGCAACCACAATCCCCTCCTCAGAACTTGCCGAACCGTACCCGAGGTCAATCGAACCGGTCGGCCCGGTCAGCGTCGCAGTGACATCCATAAAAGAATAGGTAGACATTCACTTCCCCTTAGCGAACAACGTTAATCTGTACGTCAGCGTAATGAACCGCGCCTGCAAGTTTTATTGCAGCCTGAATCACCGGAGCCTTACGGGCTTCACGTTCTGATTGTGCCTGTTCATCCAGCGGCTGGGCGTATACGTAATAACCTTTGGGCAGCGTGTCACCTGATGACAACTGGCCAAGGTCGCCCCCGTTCCATACGCCCGGAGCAATCAGTCCATTCTGAACGGCCTGATCCAGTGATTTTTCAACATTTGATAACAGTCGGGTAATACCGGCTTCAGTCTGGGGAACTTTCGTGGTGCTGGTATAAAGCAGGTTATAGAGGCTGGTCTGCACATAATTCTGTAACCAGTCCAGGCCGTGGCGTTCATCAAAGAAATCGCCGTTAGCCATCACTCCCTGCTGGAGGATAGCCGTATCATTCTGGTAGTACACGAACACATTGCAGTTTTTTGCATCAAGTGCCGATGCCTGGCTGACTGTCAGTGTTTCATACCCGACACCCGGCTCCTGCTTAAACTTGAGCGTAATCGCGGTATTACTGCCATTGAAATTAACCGTGAATGCCCGGCCAAATGCAGATAACGCAGCGTATTTATTACCCGATGAATACTGAATAAAACTGCGTGAATATCCGGCGGTTTTCAGTTTTGATGCCAAATCATCGCTGGATGCAGTCTGCAGGCATTTCTCATCGCTTGTCGTAATCGCCAGAATACGGCTTACAGAAGAGGATTCGATCGCCGCAGCCACTTTCAGCCAGTCTGCATCCGGAATATCTTCATCGTCTGCAATCCCCAGCCCATACCATGAAGTATAATCGAGCATGGCATTCACAGCCTGCTCCAGCGTCTCAGGCGTGGCCTGTTCGCTGTCTCCCTTCGTTTTCACCCAACGACCAACAAAAACCTCCTGAGGTTTCGGTGATTGAGAGAAAAACACCTGCGCAGCCTTATATTCTGATGATTCCACGCCAAAATCTTTTCCAATATCTTCCGCGGCAGAATAACGGCGAATGCGCTCACTTACCGGAATGATTGTGGACGGGCCGAGAATGAGTAATGCACCAAAATTTCGCCCTGATGCTGCACGCGGCGACATGATCACATCAACATTAACAACGTTTGATACAGGCAAGCCCTGTGCCATAGCTTAATCTCCGAAAAAGATGACTGGTGCTTCCACCAGCGATTTAATACCGTACTCACGCACAACCTTCCGGCGCAGACGCACCGTCATATCGTAGCGGCGGACCCATTGCTGATTAATAAGTTCAGGGAAGGGAGTCAGACCTGTGTAATCGCCAAGAGACAGCCCCAGCGCATTCAGTGCTGCATTGTTCTGCGATACAGATATACCGTCACGAAACCGGGACGCATACACCATCCCCGCCGGACCATAAAACGAAGCCATACACTCAATCGTTTCATGCCGCCAGAGCTGAGAGCCATCATCGGTCTGTCTGGTGAATGCCGGACTGTCATCACCTGACCATCCGATAACCCCAAACGCACACCAGTTCGTTTCAGCCGGTAGCAGTGGCGGTTGCTCTTTCTGCCAGCGCGGACGAACCATCCCGGCAGACAGACCGGAAACGTTACGCATCCACTGGCTTAACAGCCTGTCGAGCGCTTCGTCATAATCCGGATCGCCACTGGTTGGTATCAGCCATCCGCGCTCTGTGCTGGTGTTATTGCTCAACCGGAATTCCCCCATCAAACGGCAGCAACTCACAATGCGCCTGAACGAATCCGGCCCCATAAGCTGTATACGGGTCGACGAAGGTCACACGATAATCACGGCCCTGATACGTCACGATATCGGCATCACGGCCAGTCTGTCCCTGCGTCAGTCGCTCAGTCGTCACAATCAGAATTGCACCACTGATTACCTGCCCTGCCTGCATACGGCGGTTTTCCAGAGAGCGATCAACAGTTACGACTCCGGCAAACTGCTTTTTAACTTCACTGTCGCTGCCGATCCCGTCCTCATCCACCGTTTGCACTCGGCGTGTTACCCACAAATTGAAGTCGCAAAAATCGGGGTCAAAAAGCACATCTGTTACATCAAGAGTCGGCATCTTTATCCCTCACAACATGGGTAATGGCTCTGCGATATTGCCCGGTGTCAATTAATGGTTTCGCCAGATCGGTTCCCGGAGATTCGCCAGCAGCACGCCGGGCAAGTTCCAGTGTTGCCCCCTTGCGCCCCCGACGAGCCCGGGCTTCAACAGTACTGTCAGCAAGCGGCGTAAAGCCGGTAATGGTCATGTAACGCCTGACGCCATTAGCGGCCAGCGTTCCGGCACGGTTGAGTGCGCTTTCTGCTCCCGCAGCATTACCATCAAGAGCAGCCTGCGCCGCGGCTTTGAGCTGCGGCACCGTCTGCTCTTCTGCCGATTTAACGCCGGGGACCAGGTGAGGTCGTGGCGGGATGTTCTGCTCTGGTGAGCCGTATTCGTTGAGGTAACCGATGCCCGCATTACCAAACGGAACATCATCCCGCCCGCTGTCTTCCGAAGGGATGCCGACCAGCACATCTTTTTTGGTTAACGACCTGAGCGCATCCAGAATGGCCTTAGCGTTATCCACCCTCGTTGTTACACCGCTTTTGAAACTCATAGCTGGCGACCGCCTGCACCGAACATCGTGATCAACTGATAAAATTCAGCGCCATATCGGGTGTTATTCCAGAAACCTGCATCAGGATTCAGCGTCGCGCTGGTGTCATAGCTGACGCTTACCTTGTCAACGGACTTTGAGGACTGAACACCATTGGTTGAACCGCCCGGACCACCAGCCAGCATCGCTCTGCTGTCTGCCGCCCAGAGCGTCATGTAGTGCGCAACGAACAACCCGGCAAAGTACGGAAACAACTTTTTGCCGGTGACGTTTTCGGTCAGCAGTTCATCGGCCAGATTCAGACGGAACCCGATTTGGGCGTCGGGATATTTTGCCGGGTCAGCAAACTGCGGGAAGTCGCGTCGAAAATCACTTACCGCTGGCAGACTTTGATTCTTTGACATCTTTAGCCCCATTACCGCCAGCCCGGGCGGCAGTAATTTGCGCCTGCAGGCTGTCGTTCTGCTCCTGCAGTTTGAGCAATGCATCTTTCAGATCGGCAATCAGCTTATCTTTGTCGGCAATCTGCGCTTGCAGGCCGTCGATAATGGGTTGCAGATCATCGGTGTCGCTAATCACGCTTTCGGAAAGCTCAGAGTGCGCCTGGGTGAACCAGTGCGACGCGACTTCTTCCGGTACGTTATGTCGTCCCCGGCCAAACTCCTGTTTTGACTGATCGCCGAGCGTCAGCGTAAACGGGGTGTGAACATGGATGGTAACCAGCTTTTCTTTCGCCATTTCAGTTTCCTTCAGGCCCCTTTCGGGGCCATTCTGGTTATCAGATACCGTCCACATAGGACAGAGTTTCTTTATACACTGGCTCAACCGCACCCAGCTTGCCGTAGTAAGTGACGATCTGATACAGACCGCGATACTGCACCGGCACGCTCTGAAGCGGAACCAGCGGGTAGCGGACGTATTTTTTATCGTTGGTGTACGCAACCATGCGATCCTTTTTCCCCACACCACGGCCTTTCAGCCATTTAACCGCGCGGATATTCAGCGGAACACCGTTCTGGTGATAGCTGATGGTGTTGGTCTGAAGATACGTCAACAGGGACTGGTTACCCGCAGATGAAACGATGATGCTGGACAACAGAGCAAACTGCTCAGGCGGGATCAGCAAATCACGCGGAACCACAGAGTAACCGGAAGCGGCCCACGCATCAGACAGCACCTGGTTAATGCTTGCGCGGATTTCGTCCGGTGTTGAAGTTGCCCACGTTTTGGCAGCGTTGTTGACAGGCACGCCGTCCAGGGTAACAAGGCCTTTCAGGTTTAATGCGGAATCGCCAACATATACCTGTTCATCGTTATCCATCTGCCATTTCAGTTGCATACCGTCATACTTCTGCGTATCAATCGGGCGGCCGACCTGCTGAGCAGCCTGCAATTCTATGACCGTCCAGCCAAGTTCCATCCCCCACAGGTTCAGCGGGTTACCGGATTTGCCGGTATCCACGTTCACGCCAGCAATAGCGGTTGAGTCTTTGCCTACCCAGTTTTTGCCATTCGGATTTGCACCAGTACCCGCAGCGGCGAAGCTGGTATTCGTCCAGCTGGAAATGTCATCTGCGATAGAGACATCTTCACGCAACTGAATATCGCGGGTCCAGGTGTACCCCACCAGTGGCAGGTTCAGCGTCTGGTCGAGTCGCTCCAGCTCCCCGATGAGAAAGGCACCAGAGCTGTCAACGGTTGCCTGATCAAAAGTAATCATTCGTCTGTTCCTTAAATCTTCCAGGAAATTTCTGCATTGCCGTCAGCATCACCGGCACCTGTGAATTCAGCGTTGGTCAGCACCACATTTTTGCCACTGACTGACGTGGACATGAATCCACCCAGCGGCACTTTGATGGATTCATCAGTGGAGACGACAACGTATACCGGGTCGCCTTTTTTGATGGTGCTGGCATCAAAATCAGAACCGAGATTAACAGTCACGTAGCCACGCTTCATGGCGTCGCCCGGGAAGTTCTTGCCTGTTCCCACCTGGCGAACCATGTCCGGCTGCGACGTGGTCGGATAAGGGCGCACGTAGATCCCCTTCACCTTGTCTGCGGTATCACCATCTGCCAGCGGCACGAAAAAACCGTCATCATCGTATTTACCAGCCAGGCCATAGGCAGCGAAGGCGTTATCGGATTTAAGGACCACCGGTTCGACGGTTAAGTCCTGCGGGCGAGAGACAGCCCCGGCAATGCCAACAGGCATCCGGTACAGAAATACATTATTCATTTTTTACCCTTTACGGTTTGCCCAGAATTCAGCGTTTTGTTTGTTCAGGGAAGCGATACTGGTCATGCCCATGTTTAGGCGCTGTGCATCGCTGGTGGTGGCGCGGGTGTTTCGCCCTTTGGCAATCTCAGACACGGCATTAAACGCCATGTCGACCGATTGTTTCGGCAATTTGCGGATATCCGCATCACCGACGATCTGGCGAACCAGCGTTTTATCTGCGGAAGCCAGAACCTCGCGTTTGAACTCGGTCGGTTTCATCTTACGGCTCAGATCGATACCCGGAACGATAACTTCGGCACGCCAGGCTGAGTCACCAGTAATCGTGGTTTCCTCTTCATCGTCCTCGCCGTCACCGGTCGGATTATCGTCAGGCTTATTATCATTATCGCCCGTGGCATTTCCTTCCAGCTTAGCCAGCAGGGCTTTCAGTAATGTTTTGAGGTCATCATCACTGTCGCCGGTTGGACCTCCACCCATCTCTGGTGCTTTGTCCGGTAGTGGTTGCTGCGGGGACAGGTTGATGTTGAGATTAACGCCCTGCGGCAAATCCCCCTCATCTCCTGTAACCGATGCGGGAGCCGACTCCACCAGTTCGTTCATGGTGTCGGCATCTCCTGTCTTGATGGCTGCACGCATGCGGTTCCACCAGTTTTTCTTTTGATTTGCCATTGTGTCTCTGTCTCCAATTGCACAACGATTTCCGGCTCTGCCTTTGGGGACAAGAGCCACATGGTTTCCGGTAATATCGACCTGCTCGGCTTTACCTGGCTCGGTCTGCTCGTACTCTGCGTCATAGCCGCACGACACTTCACGCAGGCCATCTTCGATAAGCTGAATGGCGTTTTCGTCTTTGACGATAAGGTCAGCCAGCATCAAATCAGACTGCT